AGAGTATTGATACCCTGTGTTGTAGTCCATAGAATTTATGGTCTCAGTGATCTTGCTCGTCGTCTCTGTGTGGCTCGTCATGGAGCCCTGAGTAAAGTTGGGCACAACGGGCACTGCCTGGGCGGTGGCACCTAAACTTAGGATTGCCACCACACTCGTCACAATAGACCACTTCATCTTTCCAGAAGTCGTCATTATGAACGTCCTCAATCAATTACAGTAATCTCGGAGACAAATTGTCCTGTAGCAGTAGTACCAGCTCCACCTGCGGTTACGGTTAGAGCACCTGAAGTTCCTACAGTACCTGCTAACCCTGTCTTATCGCCAGCAGTATAACTTGTCAATGAAGAGAAGTTAGGTACAGTACCTGTAGTAGGAGCTGCGGTTGGGATAGCATCACCTTGTGTAAACGACTGACTGAAGCTAAATGCATTTCCATCAGTAGCTTGTGTTGCTGAGATGTTACCAGGAGCAAGAAGACCAGAGGAAATAGTCCCTGCAGAAATTGTCCCTGCAGTGGTTCCGTCTGTAGTATTTACACCCGAGCCAGAGATGGCGTAGGAAGAACCAACTCTTGTGGCAGTAGATCTAGCCGCGTCAACAGTCAATTGAACGCTAGATGCATGTTTAGTAACAAGTCCGCCAGCCTGTGCGGCACCAGCGGTCATCAGAATCATCATGAAAGGAATAAATTTCCTCATTTTTTTTCATCTATAATAAGACCTATATTTATTTAGACCAAGATTTCTTTACGGAAGACACCACTTTGTAGTGTGGATAACACTAATTCTAAATTTGTGTGTTATAGTCTAAATAACTGTGATTGCCTTCGGGGATCACAAAATCAAACTCGCTTATTTAAGGAGCATAACAAATGACGGGACTTAGAAAGTTCACGGCAAAAGATCTTAATGCCGTAGTAGACGCTACAGAGAGATACAGTGTAGGTCTAGATGATCTGATGTACAGACTACATTCTTATGGAATGGGATCTGTAAACGAAGCGTATCCACCATATAACCTAGTAAAAGAATCAGAGGTTAAGTGGAGGATCGAAATGGCACTGGCTGGATGGGCACCAGAAGACATTGAAGTAAGCACCGAATCCAATGTTTTGTTCGTCAAGTCCAAGTCTGCGAAGACAACGGGGGATGAAGAGTATATGCACCGTGGTGTTGCAACCCGTACCTTCGCGAGAGGTTTCAATCTAAGTGATGATGTGGAAGTAAAGAATGTAGTATTTAAACATGGTATGCTTATTGTGGAACTACAAAAAATTATTCCAGATCATCAGAAGTTGAAAGTATATGAAATTTCTGAATAATAAATAATTTATATCGTCGCCGCATAAAGGGGTCTCTGGCAAAATCCAGAAGACCCCTTTTTTTGTTGTCATTTCAAAATATTTAAATTACACTAATAAATAGTGTACTTTATATTATTTGGTATGCCCCGTGGAATCCTCAGCAAAGTTGACATGCTTGCACGAGTCTATAAGTTGAAAAATTTAGTTCATTCTCGTCAGGGGAAATACAGTCAGTATGACGATTCGCAACTACATGTTGCAAACGAAACGTTGAACGATATACTAGACATGCTCGGAGAATACTCTCAATGAGTCCAGACGAAAAAAGAGAATTTTATAAACAACTTAAAGAACGAATTAAACAACTAAGAATGGCACATCTATTCGAGGAACCTTGTCCATTGTATGAACCAGAATGGGAAGAAGACCATGTTTGGGACTGCCGTTTAACTTATGACTACGACGAAAATGAGTAACACACCAATTAGTAAAGAAGAAGTGGAGGTATTAATTGCAGATGCAATACGACAACATAATCGTAATGCTTCGATTATTTCAATGTGTGTTGGCTGGGTTGTTCTTGCACTTTTTGCTGAAGGTCTCCTTCGACTTATTGGAGTAATTCCACCCCTACTACCATGGTTGAAAATAACGTTATAATAATCGAGTGGATAGGCATAGTTCTTGCCCTAATATTTGGGGTTACTATGTTCTGTCAAGGTCATTTCATTTTCCATCAGAAACATGGCTACTCCCGAAAAGAAACCGAATCGCCAGAAGCAAGAGACAGAGTTAGGCGACAAATCGAAAAAGCGATCAGAGGAGATCGCAAAGATGATTCATCCTCATGATGATGAACCTGATCCCACTGCACATATGGGGAACTATAATTTTCCTCAAATGTTATTCGCGTTCTGTGTTGGATTTTGTACTATGTTTGTACTTGCTGTAGATGAGATCAACGATTTCAAAGGGTGTCCACTACCAGAATACTTTTTAGACGAAGGAACAACTAAATAGCAGAGCCTTACTCTGTATCGAATGACTGAAGAAGTAAAACAGGAAGAACCTAAAAAGAAAGGTATCTTCGGTAAACTTAAAGAGGCATCTGAAGACAAGGAAGAACAACTAGCAATCTTGTCTACCTTCGTTAGGTTAGGAATTTTGATATGGTCTGGTGGTATTCTAACTTTAGCTTATGTAGATCTTCCTAAAGCACTTCAGTTCCCTGAACAAGATCTTGACCCGACTTTCATAGCATCAGTCTTTACTGGTGTGTTAGCTACGTTCGGCGTCCAGACTGCTAAGAAGTCTGGTGACGGAACTATGAAAATGAATGGTGCAAACGCTGCAACTGCTGCAGGTGGTATCACTAAAGCAGATTTAGAAAAACTAATCGAAGCTGCAAAATCTTCTGGTCCTGCTCAAACAATTAGAATTGAACAAGCACCACTGAAGATTACTACAGATGACACTTACAAAATGTAATCATGAACTTTAAATGGACACTACTAGGTGTTGGATCGTTAATAGGTATTGCTCATATAGGTCTGTTGGGATATGTTATCAACAGACCGCAATTACCTGTAATTAATTTTCCTAAGGGAGATTATTCATCATACAAGATGCAATCTGATAGGAATGGTTATAGTATTGAATATAAAGCAAACGATCCTACGATTCTAGAATCAAATAAAACTCTAGAGTTGGACAAACATAAGAGAGGACTTTTTGGTCCTACTGAAGAAAAACGTCGTGAGTATCGTCACGATCAATACACTATGGATGGTACTCGTAATATCGGAGGTAGCGTCTCAGACGCTGAGGGAAAGCACCTTGCAAAAAGCGAAGAGTGTATTCGGGCGGACGCTGGAGCACGATCTCAAGGTGCAATGGCGGGAACCGCAATTAGTGCTGGTCTAGTAGTCCCAGCAGTCTCTAGCATCCCTTATGTTGGATGGTTAGCAGGTGGATGGGCAATGTTACTAGGACAGCAAGCAGGGTCTGAAATTGGTGCTGAAGTTGGCTCCGTATTTAATGATTGTTGAGTTTCTTTTAATAAGACTATATGTTATTTAAAGATGGACATTGACTGTTAAGCAGTCTTTTTCTTACCAATATTATACTTACTTTCAAGAGTCCAGTCTCCTTTGTCCTTATAGGACAGCACCTTAATTTGACTTAAGGGTGCAGAGTCTTGGACTCTTTCTTTGTCTACAATATTTACAAGTCCCCAGTCAGACAATAACTGAGTAACTCTGTTTCTACGTTGTACATCATTCTCAAAAAGATTTGCCCTCTTTCCATCTAGAGCAAAAAGTTCTTTGAAGTGAACGATATAGTATTTGCCTTGCTTGTGCAGAATATGGCAAGACTGATACAATTTCTTTTCTTTGCGAGACGCAACTCCGATACGAGTTAAAGTTTCGCGTACCTTCAAAAAGTCATCTGGTTCATTCAGAGTGACTTCGACCATTTGGTCAGGTGCCCATTTAATTTCGATTTCAGCACTCATCTTTTCCCTCCACGATCCATTCTTTTAGCGATGTAATTTAATTGTTCATCGGTCAAGATCTTTAGAGCTACACGTGCTTTTTCATCACTGTATCCATAATATTCTTTGACCAATTCTAGCGAATTGAGTTTGTCTTTTCTCAACCAGGGCGCGAAGCGCTTTTTTGGTCTCACAATATTTATAAAAAAGTCATATTGTAACTTGGGATCTAGATGATTCTGAACGTTCATCTCGTTCGCAAGAAGGATCGTGTCGATGTGACCAGACATACATCTGTTGATGATGAATGCTGGATACTTCAATGTTGGATCTTCATCCAGAAGATTTTTCTTTGTTGTGTTGATGCTGTTGAGCCAGTCTTTTAGTTCCAATGTCGAATCACTCCTGCAATAATAAAACAATTAGTAATGAGATAAGAAAGAAATATAGCAGTCCGTACCAAAACAACGTAGTTGTCATATCGGTGGGTTTTGTCATCAGAAAAACTCCCTAGACTATACTTCCAAATACGAGCAAACTTCTTCATTCAACCCAACAGTATTCAGGTTCAGGACCCATTGTATCATAAATGTTGGGATGATTCAATAGGGCACGACGATAGGGACCATACTTAATTCCACGTCCCCAACCAAGATGTTCGCCAAACAATTCTTTCTTTGTCATCGAACCATTCTCACGAATCAAGTTTACAAGTTTATCAGTAACTTCCGAATCAGTGCTCTTCAAAGTACCAACCAGATCATCAATATATTCACTCATCATTCCAATCTCATCTTCATACAAAAGACTTTCTTCCAAGTAATGTATAGATTCAACAGACTTACTTGCACGATAGGTTGGATCATCGAGATACTTATGCAACAAAGTAATTGCTTCACCATTATTGGAGAAGAAGTCAGCAGTTGGATTTAGTTCATGATAGTAATCAGCATCATACATGATGAAAGGACAACCATTCATTAATCCATCTGTAGTAGAAACACTCCATCCACCATACAATTGCTTTGGAGAGAATCCAACACAGCACTCAGATAGTTTGTTGTAGTATCCTTTCTTATCAAACTTTTCAGTAGAGATCCAACTCTCTGTAGATTTTTCAAGTAAAGGAACCCAGACGTTGAAATCTTGACGTTGTTTTCTCAGTTCTTTCATGATACTCATGAAATTCTTATAGTCCTTATATGTCTCTGGACGATGGTTAAATACGATTGTCTTGCGATAAGGTACAATAGATCTATCAATGTCTCTTCTACGAACGCCTAGATGCTGTACAGTGAGGATTTCATCGAGGGCACCAACAGTATTTCTATTGAATACTTCCATTGCTTGATTCAGAACAAGATCTTTCTGTGATTGAGTGTTGATAAAACACCGATTCATATTCAGAATACCAAGCATG